AATGACTCCCTTGCCCAGATTGTGCAGGGATGATTGTACATCATTGGAAGGTAGGGGAAGGGTCGCTCCTCAAGTGGCAGATGCTTAATTTCGGCTTTGACCTTGTTAAGAACCTCTCGTTCTTCTGCATTCAACGCACGAGGAACATACCCTAGAAATTTGTCAATGTAAATAGTTGTACAAAGAATCTGGGCAGCTTCCAGTGGCATCTTAACAATATGCTTGTCAACATGATACTGTGCTGCCTTATCGAGATCCTCGTCTAAATAAAATAAATTCATATCTTACTTCCAACATTTGTATACGCCACAGAGTTTGTCTGCGTTTTCTGTAGTCTTACAGTACGGACAGACTTTTTTCTCTGGCTTGATTTTTTTGATTTCTTTAAACTTTTTCATAATGTATATTATACTAAAATTATGAAATAAAGTCAAGAACTATTTTCCAGATCCGTTAATTTTATCCTTTGCTGTCCCAGCATAAAGACCAAACCAAGCTGCACCTGCACCAACAACAATACTGATTAAACCAGACTGTTCCATCGTGGGTTCTGGTAATGCCATAAACCACATTGTGCAATAGTATAATAGGAAAATATATACACTAAGAAATGCTCGGGGAAAGATCCTCCACGCATCAATCATGTTTGATAAGAAAATCCAACGCTGCCAAGGATTATCTGGCTCTCTGTTGGCTTCCATCTCTACTATTTTTGCTTTTAGATTAGAGTTCTCTTGTACAAGTTCCATGAACTTACTAAGGTCAATCTCGACCTCATTTCTACTCATGTCACCTGAAAATCGTTCGTCTGCCATTTAGCTCTCCTTTGCGCTTTGCTTAGCTTTACCGACATTGATTGCAAACCAGTCGAGAACTTTGTACATTTTCCCAACTATCTTGTCGTCTTTTGGTGTGTCAGTACATGCTGCAATAATTGAAGCACTCATGACCAACCATGGGATGACTTGAATCCATCCGATTACCCATTGTAAGAATCCTAACATTCTTCTCTCCTAATCCTCTTATGAGGCTTTCCCAATCAGTAGGGATCTTTGTAGCCATCTATAGTGGAAAGACGTAAGTCCTCCCATTTATTTGTATCTAGTCGATACAGTAATATAGAATCTGATTCAGACTGTTTGACTACAGCTGGCAGAATATCAGCCCTTAGTGTACAAGGTATACTGTATTGCTTGCCAGACTTTAAACTTGTAAAACTTACTTCAACAACAAAGTTTTGAAGTAGTTTCTGTAATTTGTTAAATTCTACCATTTATTTTTTATTTTCTTGAAGTTGGTCTAATCTAACTTCGAGTTCTTCACACCAATCTTCTATTATTTCTAGTCTTTCTTGTAGGTGTGGGTGTTTTTCAAAATATCTTGCCCCTTTCATAGCATCTCGGTAAGCTAAATATGAATGCCACCATTTAAGTAGCTTTTCTATTGATTTTAACATACCAAACAATGTCTCCTATTGTTGATAAACCAGATGCATCTTCATCAGGTACTTCGATTTTAAACTCTTCTTCGACTTGCATTATAACTTCAACAATATCTAAACTGTCTGCTCCAAGGTCATCTATTAAATGTGTTTTTAAATTAAGAGCAGGCTCATTAAAATGGCACTTAATTATGCTAAATACTTTATCACTTGTTCCCATCGGCAGAGATATCCTCAGTTGTAACTTTTCGATAATATACTACTACATCTTTTAATTCAGTAATATATCTTTTTAACTCTTGTGTATTATATGCCATCAACTCATAATCAGGAATAGTCATTGCTAAAAATACTAATTCACCTTCTTGTTTTTCTATTCTTGAAAGCTGATCTTCCCAGTTGTCTGGAGTAACTACTATCCAAGTAGGATTCTTTAAATCGATCTCTCTTGGCATAACAGGTTGAACGATTTTTCGTTCTATAGGTTTTGCACTTACTTCTACTACTTTAGTTGGAAGAAGGCTGCAACTGGAGCCCATCATCAAGACTGTCAACGGTATCGCTAAGTTTCTCAATGTCTTCAAATGCGTGTTTTGTTCCATTATTTATTTTCCTCTCCAGTTCTACTGGGTCTGCTAAGATTTTTGCAGTTAATTCATAATTTTGAATAAACTGTGTATATCTATTTAATTCACGTTGTGCTGCTTGACTTTTAACTGTCATTGCTTGCAACTGTTCTGTTTGTAAGCTAAAATCATTTTGCATAGTGGCGATTGTTTCTTCTTGGGTAGCTACTGCTCCCTCAAGTGCGGCGTTGTTTGCTACAAGAATTTTATTCTCATTCCAAAGCCAATAACATATCCCACTTAATACTAATAATAAAGCTAAAAAGAATTGATTCATTACATTTCCTCTATTTTATAGTTAAGTCCTTCTGCTCCATGCATCTCTATGACTTCACCGCTTTCAGTTCTGAACTTTAAATGGTTGGGCTTTGTTATAATAAACTTTTTAACAATGAAAGTTTCATCATCTGCATCGCCCCAAATCTGATTATAACTCACAGTCAATGTATATAGGGTTATAAACTTGCTTTTTAATGCAATCCACCACCTTTTCATTGTTGCGAATAATTTTTTTATTTTGTCCATTTATAGTACTCTCTAGTTGATTTAGCTTTTGCCAATTCGCTAATTCTATGTTTCGAGTTATCTCTAACTCTGTTTTATGCTTTTGATGGTCATATACAAAGAAACAAGCAAGCACCACTAATAGTAGTGGTACTGCCATTCTTTCCGTTAAGTTCCTGTTGAAGTACTCGTTGATGTTCCTGTACCTGTGCTTGTAGTAGTTGCAGTTACAGTTGTAGTTACGGGCATTGCCTCTAACTCAGCTATAATATCTGCTACTGTAGTCGTTGTACTTGTATCTCCTGCATCTACAGTTGTAGAAGTTGCTGGAGTACAATTACTTTGACACTCAAAACCTGCTGCTTGGTTGAACGTTGTACTTGTAGGAGCTACGGGATCTACATCTTTTGGTTGGTTGTTATACCCCCAAATCAATGCTAATACTAATAATATATCCATAATTTCCTATACGTTAGACCAGTCCTTACCTTCAAAAAGCAGAGCTTCTGCTTCTCTCCTACGAACTAATCCTTCTAATACTTTGCCGCCTGCTTTATTCCAGCGTTTGATCTGGGCAGGGACTCCTGCGTAGTCTCCACTATTTAATACTTTTAAAAGAGTAGAGCTACTTAAATTGGTCGGACCGAGATTGAATGTCCATGATACTAATGCATCGAACATACACTGGTCGAGTGAGATGGTTACTTGATTAAGAACATGCTGTTCGTACTCTGTTAGTTCGTGTACTAGCATTTCTTCTGCTTGAGGTTTTGTAATAGACATTCCCTCTGTGACACCTTTGATATGACCATAACCTATAGTCCATATTCCTACTGCGTCTTGGTATGCTTCTAATTCGCAACCTTCAAATTTCTTGATAAGGGATATACCCTCTTGTGATATTTTCATAATGTAAAACTTTCTCCACAACCACAACGGGCTGTTTCTTGTGGGCTTCTGATTTCAAAATATTCATTTAACCCATCTTCTGTCCAATCAATACTGATTTGATCGACATAACTAAATGTCATTGGGTCTACAGCTATTATGCCATAGAACACCGCATCACTTGAAGCATTTGGTTCTTCCAAATAACTCAAGTCATACGACCACCCATTACATCCGTTCGGTTTCATACTAAGTCGTAGTCCCCAAACTTGTCTATTTTTTATTTTTTGCTTTAGTCTTTCTAAAGCGTCTGCACTTACGATTACCATATAATAAATTAATGCGAGTGGGCAGTTTCCTGCCCTCTCGACTTAGGTCTTGACTCGTACTAAAATAGAGGAGCTGCACTGGCTACGATAGCCAATCCAAATATACCAATTAACCCAATCATTGTGATTGCGTCTGATACATCCTCATATTTCTCTACTTGTCTAAAACTATTTATTATTGTTTTCATTTAATATCCAATACTTTACGATTGGAGTTCGGAGTTTTAGACAGCGCGATAGTCAATAGTCCATCTGTTAGTTCGACATTGTCAACTTTTAAGTCCGTGTTTAACATAAACTTACGCTCAAAAGATTTAAGACTGAGACCTTGATGCGAGAATCTTTCACTCTCACTCAATTTTCGTTCTTTTTTCCCCTTGATGAGCAACTCATTATCCTCATGAATTAACTCAAGTTCTTGTTTAGACCAACCTGGCACTGCAACCTCTATACGAAAGTTGCCTGTGTCCACATTCTCTACAATGTTATATCTTGGATATGATGTATCAGTGTTGTGTAACAACCACTCATTATTCATACCAAGCCAAAATTTACTAATATCAATCGTCATATTATTTCTCCTAATTTCCTTTTTCAGTAAAACTATGCCAACCCTTTCGGTATTGACGCCATTGTGCAAGAAACCCTTCTTACACTTATGTATATTATACTAAAAATTCAACCAAAAGTCAATAACTATTTTTTGGTTAGTCCTCGAAGTCGATCTTTCCCTGCTCTTTCATATAATCGAGCGTGGCTCCGATTCCTTCCTGTTTACCAGTTCTATATGCTAAGTATATACTTGCAGCAAGTATAATTAAGTATGCTATATCTATATCCATAATTTTCTCCATAACATATATTATACTAAAATTATAACCATAAGTCAAGTAATAAATTAAGGGTATCTAAAAATAGTTCTTGACACATGGTTTTTATTTTGGTATAATAACAGTATGATTTATAAAAGAGGTAAATGGTCTACGAAAGAACGACAGACACTAAAAGACCTTTACAATAAAATCCCTTTAACCGAGTTATCGAGTAGGCTTCTTCGAAGAAGCACGAGCATAACCTCACAAGTAAACTATCTTCGAAAAAGAGGATGGACATTTCACAGGAGAACTGATGGATAATCTAATTGAATTTCCACGAATGAAGAAAGCAGATGATCTAGCTGAAAAGCTTACTGCGTCCGTCATTATTGAAGCACAAAAATTAGGAATCAATACACTTGATCCCGACTTTGTTTTTGATATGGCATGGGTTCATAAATTCGTAAAAGCAACAGTCGATAATCAATGCAACATTGCAAATGATCTGTGCCGTCTTACAAGAGCACAGGGTTTGAATGAAAGTTGAGGTAAAAGGAGGATCACTTGAACGAGCAATTCGTCAGTTGAGAAGAAAAACAGATCGTGATGGTCTAAAAGAAAGAATAAGGGAACTCGAATTCTACGAGAAACCAACAGCTAAAAAGAAACGCATGAAAGCTGCAGCACAAAAACGCCAACAGAAACTCACAGCCGAACATAAGAGATACTTAGTAAGACAACCACGGCATAAGAGATAGTCTCAAAATCGATCTCATTTTACCACTATTGTTTTTCGACTTTGCACTTAAAACATCCCACCAATACGACTAGCAACCGCAGGCATTCCAAACTCATAACTTAAAATTTTTTCATGTTAGCAGTTTCA